TTCTGCTTTCACTACCTCTCGCTTAAACTCGGCCTTACGTCTCAACACTAAATCATATAGGGGAACGCTTGTGCTATGTGGGCCAGTAGGCCCGTCAATATAATGCAGCAGCCCCTTTTTTTCTGGATCGAGTACCTTTCGCACCGGAAGCCAAACGTTCTGCGCCTGCACTAGGAAGTTGTCCCCACTCTCGTCGCGCTCGGCACGGAAAAGCACGTCTATGTCGCCAGGGTTCTCTTTGCCAGTAGTTGCAGATCCTACCACGCATACGAAATTAGGCACAACAACTACTTCATCTGGAAGCTTCGCCAGCTTTGCTTCTAGGCTTTGCGCCTTCTTTACATCACGCAGTTTTTTAGCTTCCTGCGCAAGCTCACTGTTCTTATCATAATCAAAACCTCGCCGTTCAAATTCATCAAGCACCCAAATAGCAGCGTTTACTATATCTTCCACTGATTCCTTACGTTTCTTCGCTGCGCTGTACCATTGGTGCAGCCTCAACCATGCCATACGTACCTCATCATCAGATACGTCCTTCAGCTTATCCGGTCGCATCTCCGTCAGAGCCATCTTCTCCAGGAAGGACGGCTCCTCCGGCTCGCGCCAGCGAGCCCTGCCGCCAGCAACAGGCATGGCTACTTTATGTGGTAAGTACTGTTTTGCTTTTTCAAGAAGGGCTTCAAGATATTCTTTGCTTGGCATCTATAATCGCCTCTTTTTTGCAAGTCCTTCTGTACACCTACAATTGGGATGGAGGACCGGCCCCGCAATCCCGCCTTCATAAGTCCCATTTATCGGTGCCCGCTTGCCGTCCATCGCCATACAGCGTTCACAAGCACGCTCATCGGGCGTATAAATCCACTCTCTTTCAAATTCAGCCTCACCCAGCAATTCCTGTTCTACCGCTTGCCTCCAGGCTTCTCTTTGCCCCTCATTCGAGGCCATCAATGTTTCAGTACGTGCAATGGTCTCCGCCCTGTCCCGCAATAACCTCTTTGCATAAGCCTCTGCCCGCTTATCGGCTTCGGCTTTGCTAATCCCATCCTCAATCAACCTCCGCCTAAAGTTCTCTACTGCTCTGCTTTGCCGCTCAGTCAACCCTATGTGTTGTATTATTTTCTTCGCCTGCTCGTACGGATGACCGCCCTCCTCAAAAGCCTGGCGGACAATGCTTCGGATAGCCTTCTTACTCTCTTCTGTAACCTGCGTTATCAGTTCGCCCGTATGCTGATTGATAAATTTAACAGCCCGGGGATTAAGCAAATCAAAGCGCAGTTCTACTTTCAGTTTTTCGCCCAGCCTCCGAGCGGTCGCTTTTCCCACTTCATCTACTATTTCCTGGAATATTTCTTTCACTACGCCCTGCCCCGCATCAAATGCTGCCCAGTCAATCATATTTTCGACTGCAGCCAAATCTCCGATTTCCAAAGCCTCAGCCATTCTGGAAACAATAACTTTATCTTGGGTCGCCGCTACTGCCATTAAGAAAGCCTTCTTTGTTTTGTCCAGCTTGCTATCAGCCACGCGATGCAACAGCTTCCATTCCGGATCTTTCGGGCTTACAGCTTTCAGGATGCGCTGCTTTGGCAGCCTTGAAATGAACATTATTCCTCCTCCACTCCCCCGCTTGGCAGGTTTGCAACTTCGAGTAAATGCTTTTCAAGTTCCTTATTCGGGAAGAGCGGCATGCCAGACATTGATAATTTCTGCACGAAGTCGCCCAGTTCCTTCAAGTCCACGTCCTCAATGTCCCCGTGTCTCAGCCTCGGATAGTCTCCAACTTTAAAGTTGTTCAACTTGAACAGCCTCGGTACTGCATGAGTATTAAACACATCCTCAATCTCATCCAGGAAAGCGCCAATAGCTACGGCAAACAGGTTAGTCTTTGAGGAGGCCAATGCATAGCTCCCTACCTTCTGCGTTCCCAACATAATGAAATCTGCCAGCACAGTCTGAGCAATCTGCGTATTGTACCGCTGAATGATGGTATTAGTGTCAAATTGCCGCCTGCCTCCGGTGGAAAGGAGCTGAATATCATATAACTTGTTCCCCCTTTCATCGTAGAGCAGCGGCATGACCACGCCTTCCTGTTGATCGCGACGAATTTTGGTTACCAAGTCTTTAAACTTCTGCTGAGCTGTTCTCTCCTCATCAGTCTGAGGATTGGCTACATTAGGCGGTACCCACACCACTGGAAGACCAGCCAGGTCCCGCTCAATGCCAATTCCCTCGATGGCTTCAATATTCTTTTTAAACCACCAAGGTTTGTAAGCATTGCGCAAAATACTTCGCCCCTCTGGTGATCCTTTGGTCGCCTCTGTCCTAAAAAGCAGCGATTTTTCTATCGGGATTTCCCTGAGCTTATAATCAGGCGGTGCAGACTGTCTTATTGCCTGGATTCCGCCTTCATCATCAAAAACCCATTCAACCAAAGTCTCCTGAGCACGAATGGGGAGCTTGCGCCAGCCGATTCTATGATCTGTGTATTTACTACGCCGCGAGGGATCGCGATTATCTCCCTCTCTCCGTTTGTAGACTATTTCATGCCAGGACCACCCGAACACCAACATAGATAGAATTTCGCTAATAGTGTCCTGCCAGGACATAGACATATCATAGAGACAAGACTCAAGAAACGTCGCTGCTTCTCTGTCAGCATTGCTTGCGCCCGTCGCCTCTACTCGCCAGGTAACTTGCCTACAAAGCATTTTTATTGCGAAGAGAATAGCACCAATGATCGGGTCGTTATCACGCATCTCTTTGTAAACCCGAATAGCTTTGATACCCTGAAGCTCTGGTAGCCATTCTTCCTGAATGTAGCCACCCCATCTGCTAAGACCGGTACTGCCTAGCTCAAGAAAAATATTCGTCTTAGCCAAAACTTATCGCCTCCAGCGGCTCTCGCCATCTACGCTAACTGGTGTTATAACTGGTGCCGCTTTGCCAATTCCAAAGCAGGCATAACGCATTGCATCCACTGCATGGTCGTATTCTTTTACTGGTTCATCTCTTAATTTCTCTTGCTTCTCTTGCCAGCGGTAGTTCTCTATCTCATCCAGTAAATTAACCAGACCTTGAAAAACAAAAAGCCGATTTGCCTTAAATAGCGTTATAACTGTCTCTATGCCTTCTTTAACTGCATTATTTGCGGGTTCTGCTGGCAACCCTAGCCTGCAGTATTTCTCAATAGCTGCCGGATCGGACGGATCACAATATACTGCATCTATCCTTTCACCCTCACTCAGCTTCTTTATCGCCAGTCCGCTTTCTTCCGGCAACTTCTGCCGCCTATAGTATTCACGATAAACGTACATCACGCCGTCAGGATTAATAGCTATCCAGACCGCTGCAGTCGGGTTATTATAACCAAAGTCTACTCCAATAATCTTGCGCCAGCTTGCTGGTACTTCAAAAGGCTTTACAACATGCTTACCAGGGTCAAAGTCTTGATAAACCAGCCCCTCAGGTCTAGCAAACTGCCCAAGGTAAAACATCTTAAACTTCCACTCTGGCAAAGTAGCCTTGGCTCGCTCAAACTCTTCTCTCGGATATGCCGGATTAAGAATGCTTGCGAATTGTACTACATCATAATCTTTATCCCCAGCTTTCCACCGATCGTATATCTCGGTCTTCAGCCAGCCCAGGTTGTAAAGTGTAGTGGTGAGTAAAGCTCGTCCCTTGTGAAAACCGATACGTCTAAGAGCTACGTCCCATGCTTCCCGGCGCATCTGCCCGGCTTCGTCTAACCAAGCTGCCCGAACGTGGACGCCCTCCAAAGAAAACGGGTTATCTGCGCTCCCAAAAAACACTTTGCCACCAGTGGGCAGGTAATATGTTCTCTCCCCGGCCCGGTATTCCCCGCCTGTAACTGTGTCTAGGAATTCTTTAGTGCGGGGCAATATAATGCGCTGGAACATCGGATAGGTAGGAGATACAGCTAAAAAGCCGTCTTTCGGGTATTTCCGCATTTCCCGGTACAACCACACCGGGCCAAACCAAGACTTTCCTCCGCCTGTCCCAGCCAGCATCGCCACGAAACGGGCATCACTCTTCCATACTCGGCTCTGGCCTGGGTGCAGCTGTATTTGCACCTTCTTCATTGGTTGTCACTTCCACAATTGTCGGTAATGTCACCTCTTGCTTTCCTATTTCGGTCGGCTCACCTCGACTCAAGCGCTCCAATTTTGTCGCAACATCTAACCACTTCACCATATCTGACGGGCTCAATTCCAATGGGTCTACTTCCTGCAACCGCTGAGCAATCTTCTGCTGGAATGCCATCGCCAGCTTAGCATGGCGTTCAGCCATCTTCAAAATGGCTGCTTCCTTTTCTTCTCGCTTTTTGCGTTCAAGGTAATCATCATAAGCCTCGCACCGAGCTACCCAGTTATACTTGCTAGACCATCGCCCAAGAAATTTAACTGATATTCTCTTCCCATTTTCCGCGAACTTTTTTCTAACGTTATTAAGTGTGCGCTCCAGGCCTAAGTCCCTGTAAATACAAAAAGCAGCATACGCTTTACTGGTTTCACCTGGTTGCCGCTCCCATGGTTCAGCCATTTAATTTCACCGCCTTTCGGCCTGTGAACTGTTCCCAACGAGCAAGAACAATATCAACATACTTCGGCTGCAGCTCCACACCATAGCATGCCCGCTTAGTTTTCTCAGCAGCGATAAGGGTAGAACCTGCACCAAGGAACGGATCTAATACTCTATCTCCCCTTAATGTTGTCAATTTAATTAAAAACTCTGCAAGGCCAACCGGATACATTGCCGGATGCTCCCACTTCTCTGTATTACCTTGAATCTTAATAACGTTGCCGGGTCTGGCTATGCCTTTCTTTCTTGGCCCTGACACTGTAATATTCCCTGTTGCTCCTTTGCTCACATTTAAGGAAGTATACGCCAGTACTGTGCTTGATTTTCTCCCTACACTTTTGGGATAAAACCTTATCTTTCGCTGTTTTGAGAAATGAAACACTCGTCCAAACTCATCAACGATATTCTCTGTTTCATCGTTTTCTTCGCCTTCCTCAATCTGTCGTTCTACTATACCCACATTATCGCCTTTTGCAAACCAAAAAACTGGCTCAAAATCATTTTTAAGCCGATTATTCCAGCCGCCAGGCAATCCTGGCTTTACCCAAATAAGTTCGTCTATAAATCGCCAACTATACTGCTCCACCATTGCGATAACCAGTTTCATGACATACAAACTTCTCTGCCCATCCTCGACATGCTCCTTAATGTTGAGGAAAAACGACCCTGTGTCGTCAAGGACACTCCACATTGCATTTGCCACAGCACCAAACCATTCTGGATATTCCTCTGCCGAAATTCCTCCATACTCACTTTTGCGCTGTTGAGCGTACGGTGGCGAAGTTACAATCGTATTCGCTTTATTGCCGCTTAGAAGTCTTTGAAGCAAATTAGCGTCTGTACAATCCCCACAAACTACCTTATGTTCTCCCAACTGCCAGATATCACCTAACGCTGCCCTGGCCTCAACCTGCGGCAGTTTCCTTTCTTTTTCTTCACCAACCGCACCATGCAGTTCTGTCATTAACTGCTCTATTTCTTCCATACTGAACCCAGTAATCTCTATATCAAACGTCCCTGTATCCAGCTCCTGCAGCAAATCTTTTAGCTTAACGTAGTCCCAATCACCCTGTATTTTGTTGAGCGCTATATTCAAAGCCTTTTCTTTCTCCGGTGACAAGTCAACAACCGAAACCTCTACTTCCTGCAGCCCCATCTGCCGCAGCACCTTCAGCCGCTGATGTCCTCCGACGAGGTTGCCAGTGCGCCGGTTCCAGACCAGCGGTTCCACCAAGCTAAATTCACGGATCGACATTTCCAATTTTTCATATTCCGGGTCACCTGGTTTTAAGTCCCTGCGCGGGTTGTAACTTGCAGGTTTTATCTTTTTAATCGGGATTTTGACTATTTCCATCGATCACCCCGCAGCTTTGTTTAAGCGGGTTGGCTGCTACCGCTCTATTTTTCGTAAAATCTTTTTTCTTTTATTAAAGCACAAATTTGGCCTTTTGTCAAGTATATGTACCTCTATTCTTTCTAAATGTTGTAAACACCTTGACAGTCTTCGTCTGTCTATGATATACTGTAGGTGAAAGCGACATAACAGCATAAAGGAGGAACGGCACTTGAACCAAGAATGTAAAGAAGCCAAAATTGTGGTCAGAATCTCCCGTGAGGAAAAAGAAGAAATCCTCGGTTTCGCAAAAGAACAATGTGTAAACTTGTCAGCTCTGGTTCGAAAACTTCTGCGAGAACACATCCAACAATTACGAAAAGAAAGAAAAGGAGCTTAAATTACAATTATTGGCCCCGGCTATTTTACAAACCAGGGCCTCTCTATCAACCAAGTCCCACTGGCATGACTTAAACCTGCATCGTTCTTCTACACTACCAAGCCTTATTTTCAGCTTTACTCCTTCCATCCCCTTCAAACCAAACCCAACCGCGCCTCAAAGTAATCACACACTTCCCTTCAGCCCCCGTGAAAACCTCGTATTTCTCGCACCACCCGTGCCTTCCACAGGAGCACCTTCTCCAGAAACTACACGTTTTACATTGCTGAAACATACTAATCACCTCTTTGTAGTATTTTCCTTACCAAAGAGCTTTAATCGCCCCTGTCTCTGCAAACCCGCCTGCGTCTGCAGATTGCCAATCATGCTCGTTTAGTAAATTATTGTGATCCTTCCTTCAACGCTCCTTCCCATACAATCTCTGCTTCTTCTCCAGCGTGGAGTCTCCATTTTTCGCCGTCAAAGCTCGGCACAAATCCCCTGCGCCATAAGTCAATACACGGCTGATAGGGAGTTATATCCTTGGAATGTTCGACACACTTCCGGTCTGCAATGCCTGGAAATAAACTGAAGATATATGCCCCAACTGAAGCCCAGACTGAATCCCAAATATATACCCTGACTGAATCCCAGGCTGAAGCTCTAACTAAACTTCTGATACTTCTGATTGAATCCCTGACTGAATCCCAGACCGAATTCCCGACTGAACTCCTAACTGAATCCCAAATATATACCCTGACTGAATCCCAAGCTGAATCCCTGATTGAAGCCCAAGCTAAATCCCAAACTAAACCCCAATCTTTTAATAAACCGATTTCCGCTTCTGTAACCAACCTAGCTTTGACTCTTAACGGATGGATTGGAAACAGTACCTCTGCTAGCTTATATCCGACTTTTTCTTCTTCAGCTAACGCTAACTTTTTAACTTCCTCAAGAGGTACTCGGCGTAACAACCTGATTCGTTCGTACCGCCGTTTAAATTGATCAATTTCCACTCTTCTGCCTCCTACTTCAACCTCCCAAATTTCATATTCTGGAGAGTCACAAAAGCTGTAGATCAGCCCTTCTAATTCAGTAGCATAATAACCATAAGAACATCCTACTTCGACATCTGCGTTAAAGTTTTTACATGTATATTCTTTGCCTGGTTTATATTCATAATCTTGGAACGGGCTCCTTAGTCTCCCGCTTACTCTCTTTAAAACTTTGTAAAGTTTCATTTTTGTCTCTCCTCCTTATCCTTTCTTGCCTTTTTCGAGTATGGCAGGGCGGGCAGGAGCCATTCTCCCCTGCACGCTGGACGAGTCTCCTCATACGTGCTACCAACCCAGCCGGGAGAGGAGACGATTGGCTCTCCCCAAACCGTCGAGATGAGGTTCCCTGCGTCTCTCTTCCGCCACCGCCCCGCTTATTTTGAAGAGAGTTATTTACTCTCTTCCTTTTATAAACCAATATCCCCTAACTAATGTAGGAACATCAGGGTTCCAGATAAAAACTCTTCTGTATTAATAATAATTTCATTTCCATCAGGCAAAATTCCATCACGTCCCAAACAAAATTTATCTAATTCTCCATACCTCTCTGTCTCATAGAAACCTGTCTTGTGTGGAGGATGCGGGGAAATATCTTTACACGGTGTATAATACCCCTCAAAAGAAAATTGATTTACTTCCCCTATTTTCTCTTTTACCCTCTTATAAACAAACTTTCTCACTTCATCCTGCAAATTGAAAAAATCGATACAATCTAAGTAATGCATCAATGTACCCCCTATTCCTTCTTCTCCTTATAATGCTTAACAATTATTTCAATCAAACTCCTTGCATAATCCATATTCTGGAGTGCCTCCTCGAACTCAAGAGAACACTCTTTCTGTCCTTCTATATCACCATAAACCCGTGCTGAAACTAACTGACGCATTGAATTCTCTAACTGTGATTTTGCAACCTCTAACATCGACAACATTTGGTTTTGCCATGAAAGTGTCATTTTTCAGACCTCCCTCAATACCCCCTTAAAAGTTGTCGCTAATGTCGAGCACACGACTAAGCAACAAATAAGCCTCTTTAGCGTAGCAGATCGCTGCGTAGTAGCCCCCTACATTGCACTCAGACGGTGAATCAAACGAGACACCATAATCACAAGAAGCGCAATTAGCTCTCAAGTACCTCAAAACAGTAAATGCCACGTCCTCCAACTCTTCAATTCTTTCCTCCAGCTTTTGCACTTGCTGAAGCCAGTAGGGTAAGGCTTTGCGGGCATTTTCAATAAAGTTCCATGCATGCTCAGCTTCCTCGCCACGAAAAGGCAGTGCCTGGTGGTGCTCAATAATGCCGATTGTCCAACAATCCCAGTTTAGGCCCTTTACCCTCGACCAGACTCCACCAGGTGCTTTTTGGCATAATTCCCAGTCCTTCTCCCAGTTACGCTTGCTCATAGTTTCACCTCGCATTTTTACGTGGTTGTAGCTGTTGTAGTTACAGTACCATTTTTTATCCTCTCCTTACTTGGTATTACCCTCCCTATCAGCTAACCACGTGTTTATCCCATGCTCCCCAATTTTAAGTACGTAATATTTTGCTATCAGCTGGAGAAAACAATAACCTTTATACACCAACCTAGATATCTTTTCTTCCATACACTCTTCATGGTTAAACGAACAACATTTCTTTTTCATCATTCGTCTATATCACCTCACTATGCTGTAGTCGGCTTGAAAGGTTTTTTGACCGCTTTCAAAGCAGTCTTTTTCTTTTCCCGGTACTCTGCCAGAGCTCGCTATCAGTCGCATTCATCTACCTCCCTTTTATACTCTTCTTGTGTCAACAAAGTAAAAAATATCATATCACCAACTTTAGTACGAGCTTCATAAGGATAGTCAGAGCTATCTCTTTTTACACAATGTATTTCTTCATTTGAAAAAAGCTTAAAGAAATCTTCGCAAGGTACTTGTACTGAATACCCCTCGTGTAAGAAACCGCAGTAAATATAAGTGGCATTGCATTCTTCTGTTAATTCTGTAACTGCTTTTAGATAGTTCTCTGCAAGTTTTTCCAACACAGCTTTTTTACTCTTGACTTTCTCTTGCACATGCAATACACTCCTTTTAGAAAATTTTGTTGGCCGCTTAAAGCGGCTTTTTATACAGCCACCCTAATCAGCTGAAAGATAAAATATTTTGCATCATCCCTGCTTATCTTGCACCTCTTTCCTACCACCCAGGCCATCAACTCGCTCTACCACATTGACTCTCTTTACTTTTATGGCTCGCTCTCCCCATATAGTCCTTTCCCAGGGGAATAGCTTGCTCCCCCTTACCTAGTTTTTTCTGAAGTCTTGGCTCGCTCTTTTCCGATTAGTTCTCTCTAAAACCCTGGCTCGCTCTCTTCATCTAGTTCCCTCTATGTCTTTAGCTCGCTCTGCTCTAATAGTACTCTCTGAAGCCTTGGCTCGCTTCCCAACTGTGGTGCTTTCCGGTTTTATGGCTCGCTCTGCCTCAATAGTACTCTTGTAACAAACAGCTCGCTCGTTATTCATAGTTCCCTCCCTGCCGACATGGCTCGCTCTTTTATTAGTGGTGCTCTCGCAGGCTTTAGCTTGCTCCTTTTTCATAGTTCTCTCTCAGTAGCTGGCTCGCTTTCTCTGCATAGTGCTCTCACTCCCCTTGGCTCGCTCTCACGCTGTAGTGCCCTCCTAATAAATGGCTCGCTCTCCACTGTTAGTTCTCTCACCAAAAATGGCTCGCTCTGCTTTAATAGTGCTCTCCTACCATGTAGCTTATTCTATTCTATTCGCTCTGTTTTAATAGCGCTCTCATAACCCTTGGGCTCGCTCTGCTTTAATAGTGCTCTCCCGCCGTATGGCTCGCTCCTTCTCAATAGTTCTCTCTTTCACCGTGGCTCGCTCTGCGGTTTATAGTACTCTCAGGCCGAATGGCTCGCTTCTTCCCCTAATTCTTTCCCGTAAATAGCTCGTTCTGCTTTAACAGTGCTCTCCTGTCAGGTGGCTCGCTCTTCTTCAATAGTGCTTTCTTGGCCTTTGGCTCGCTCACCGCTTATGGTACTCTCGCAATAGATTAGCTCGCTTAGCACTCATAATCCTCTTTTATACCTTAGCTAAAATTTTCATTCTGGCCTTTTTATCTCATGAACATGCCCCAATATTGCTATCGGATAAGGCTTCGGAGGCTTCCTGCCGTAGTGATTCTCGTAAGCCACTTCATGCCAATGTGCCAGGAACAGCTTAACAGCCTTTCGCTTTGCCCGTTCATGAATGTGTCCCGGAGGCAACATCAGCACGCCTCTTCCTTCACCGACCTTGTCAACCAATCTCTTGTGTTCCCCAGTTTTCGCTGTAGCAAAATCAGCACCTGTAAATTCTTCTTTCGGCTTCAGAGAACCAGAATACCAAAGATACGCTTCAGTATTCTTCCCAACTTTTTTAACCTGGCCCGCATAATCCCCTCTGATATTCTTCTCCCACTCATAAATTTTCCTTTTCCAGTAAATTTTGCCATAAACATCCTTCGGGTTATTTCTCACTTTTACAAAGCTTTCTCCGATTTTCCAACATAAACTTTTCAACCTAGCGTTCCAGGGGCGCTTTTCCCCCTTCTCCCATTTAAGAGTAGGATCAAGCCCCGCATAGCGCCATATTGATCCAACCGTCTCTGCTTTCGTAATATCTATATGTGCCAGCAACCCCGCTGACAAAACCGGCCCAATTCCAACTATCCCTTTTGCCCATCTTCCAACAGGATCGGCATCAGTATAAGCATCTAAGACACTTTTTAAATCAGCTTCCAAATACACTAAATTTTGGTACAACCAATTGACAACTTCATTGGGTTCTCCTTCTTCGCTTCTAATTTGATTTTTAAAAGCTATTCTGTTTTTTTGAAATTGGTAGTATTTATCCACGAAAAACCTAATAGTAGAAGGAGTTATAGTTTTTACTGCATTTTTCACATCCCTGGCTAGCCTTCTTAAAGGCTCAATCACATAGGGCTCACTATTGAAATTAACTATTTCTTGTATCCTTTCATCAAATTCCTTATCTAATAAACTCATACTTCTTTTTCCTCCTTTTTGTAAAAGATTGCCCGGATTAAAAATTAACACCTAAGGGCTTGTCTTCCGAACCCAAAGAATAAACACATTACATTTACTCCATCTGCCGTTCATTACCTACGATAAATAGCAAGCACTATATCCACAATTCTTACACCTGATACAACCCTCTTCATAGATGATGCTATTCATGTTACAACTTGGACAAATACCCTTATTAAACCGTTCCTTCTCCACCTTCTGTAAAACACCCTCCCTAGATCCGTCCCGATAATAAGTTATACCCTTGCATCCTTGCTCATAAGCCAATTCGAATAATTCTTTCACCTCCTGTAAAGTATGGTTGTTTGGAGCATTAACAGTCTTAGAAATGGAACTGTCGACATATTTCTGAACAGCAGCCTGAACTGTTACATGCTCCTGCGGCGTCAAGTCATAAGCTGTTACAAAATAATCAGGCAAGTTCTTCTCGTACTTTGCATATAACGGATGTTCAATTAAATATTCACCAGTCTTATCTTTACGCACATATGTCCAACTAAAAACTGGCTCGATACCGCTAGACACCCCGGCCAATATACTAGTTGTTCCAGTCGGTGCTTGAGTCAGTAACGACAGGTTTCGTATACCCCGATTTCTAATAGCCTCTTGTAAATTTTCTGGCAACCGCCTGATAAACGGTCCTTGTAGGTATTTATCTGGGTCAAAAGCTGGGGCTGGTCCCCGTTCTTCTGCCAATTTAACACTTGCCCAATAAGCAGTATTCCGTATTTTAGCATAGACCCGGTCGACCCAAGTCACCGATTCCGGACTACCATAACGAATTCCAGCTAACAATAAAGCATCAGCTAGTCCCATGGTCCCTAAACCAATTCGACGTATCCGTAATTGTCGCTCCTTCATTTTTTCATTCAAGTACAAATTCTTGTCAATGACATTATCTAAGAAAGCTACAGCAGTGTGTATTGTCCGAGCCAGCTGAGCATCCTGAACATTGCCGTTCTTGTCCATATGTGCCACCAAATTAATAGCTCCCAAATTACAGACGCCCCAATCGGGCAACGGTTGCTCTCCACAGACATTCACACCTCGAATACGTTCAGTATACCAAGTGTTGGACATTGTTTGACAACGATCTAAAAAAACAACACCAGGCTCACCGCTGCACCAGGCTGACTCACAGATAAGGTCCCACAGCTGTCTAGCCTTAATCGTTTGATAAACCCTAACCGGCAAACCTCTATCCAACCACCCTCTTAAATCTCCAGTCCAAAATCTGTTATATTCCGGATGACTAGTCTCCGGGAATACTAATTTCCACTCGCTATTAGTTCGAACCGCTTCCATAAAGGCATCCGATACCCCTATAGAAACGTTCGCATTCCGAACGGTGTCCAAGTCACGTTTCATTCGAATAAACTCTATAATATCCGGATGCCAGTCCTCTAACAAAAAGATTAATGCTGCCTCCCGGCTACCGCCTTGTTCTACTTGTCGAACCAAAGCACTCATAGCTCTAGACCACCCGATAACACCGGAACTATGGCCGTGTACACCTTGGACATAAGACCCCTTGGGTCGCAACGTAGACCAATTAATTCCTACACCACCGCCACGACAATTGATCTCAATGACATTAGCCATAGTCTCCATAATACCTTGACGACTATCGTTGCCTTTTTTAGAATCACTACATTCGATCGGTACTAAAAAACAATTGTAATAGGCCATTAAGGTATTGGTGCCAGCCCCCGCTAACACTCTCCCTCCTGGTATGAATTTAAACCCCCGCATGGCAGATAGAAATGAATTTCTCTCTCGTTCGTTATTAGCAAAGACCCTTGCCACTCGTTGCCACATCTGCTCCGGCTCCTGCTCTACAGGTCTACCCAAATTGTCCTTTAAAGCGTAGCGATCTAAAAAGACTATGCGTCGTTGTTTATCCCAAGGTCTTATTTCCATTCATCTTCCTCCTTCTATTTTGTTTAATTGACCATTGCTGAATAGCAACGTTTGATCGATATTACAGAACGTTACCAAACGTCACCGAACACCCGGAGGCGAGAATGCCCGTCCTTCTTTAAATTTGGAGGCGTTCGTAGTACCGAACGCTAGCGTTAGTTCGCCGAGTTCGTCTCTCTCCCCACACACTTTGTGTGTGGGAGAGACGAACTCGGACGTTCGTTTTTTTTTTTTTTAAAAAAAACCGAACGTACGAACGCTTGGAGCTTCTTTGCTGTACCCCCACATCATTTATCCGGCAGCTGGTAGTATCCATCTTCGTTCTTTTCTAATTTTAATTTCTTAATTACATCGTGTGCTGTAGACTTGCTACATTTGGCTAGTTCAGCCATTTCTCTTACGCTGTTGAAACGTTTTCCTTCTAGTAGTATAGCTTTCTCTATTATTGATGTAACAGAAGATTTAGAAGGCTTAGAGTCTTCACTGGTATCGACACTATTGATATTGACCTCAAAGGTCCAGTTGGTTATCTTGAAAACCAGTTGAAGCTTTTCCGGTGCTTCCGCATTTTTGAAATGTCGGCTTATCCTCTCTGTATTTTCATCCTCGCTTTTGCGAATCTGCCATCCGAATTCTAACCACGCATTAAGGAATTGGCTGCCCCACAGCTCTGTACGATTTCCAGCTTCTTCGCTGCTCTTCTTTGTATGGTGGGCTATTATGAAAGAACATTTATAATTGTCACGCATCTTTTTTAGTGCAACCATTTTTTGTGCGCCTCCGGCCATATACTCTCTTGTATCTGCGGCAGTGTAGAGCGGGTCAATCACCACCAGCCGGGGCTTCAGTTCTGCAATTTTTTGTTCTAGCTTAATCATAATGTCTTCGTCGGCAAAATTGAGTTGCCGGTCGGTGTACCAAAATATAGGCATTGAATGGAATTCTTCTATAAACCTGCAGTCAAGAGTGTAGGTTATATCTTCTCCATCAGCTTCTTCCATAGGTTCTAGCGAATTAAGCATTCTGCCTAGCCGATTTAATAACATTGGCCACGGGTCTTCTTGTTGAATAAACAGTACTGGGCCACGTCTATTTACCGGATAATGTCCTAAAAACGGTCTGCCTGTACTGACTGCTAATGCAAGGTTTAATAAGATCCATGTTTTATGAGAGCCGGGCGGTGCCACTATCAAGCCACAACTGGCCTCCGGCAGCCATTCTGCAATTGTCCACCGTATCTCATCTTCTCCTCCTCCATAGCGTTCTAACATTTCTTGTTGAGTCAATACTGTGAACGGCGAACTATCATTTTCTTGCTTTGATTTTATTCTCTCTTCTTTTCTCCTTGTTTCCCTGCTGGCAATGCTCTCAACAATCTTTTCTACTTGGGCCTCTGGTAATGGTGGTTTGCAGTGTGCCTGATTCAAGGTTTTAAGTATGGTTAATACTTCACCGGCCGGGATACCTATTTGCAGCAACCGTCCTGCCCGGCGAGTTAACTCGACATCACGGTTTCCCTCCGGAATATCAGCTTTCCAGTCTTTACTGGACAATTTCTTTTTCCGGCTCTTGTCTAAAATCAATGATAGGAGCGTTTGTGGCAGTTCAGCAAGTTTGTTGTTAGAATTTTCCCAGCGATAACGACGGTATGATCGATGTATAGACGGCGGTACTACTACATAACCACCATCTCCTCGACAGTCCACCCCAGGTAAAAAGCGTACCGCATTTGGAACTGTAATTCCTGGGTGGCGGAAGTATAAGTGTTTTCCTCCGCGCCCTGTAATACAGGTCAAAGTGGTCTTCTTATTGAGATGTGGCTCGATGTACTGTAGACTAGACTTTTCGTCTATATCAATCACTACAATACCTGACAATTGTCCGGTCAATACTGCAATATTGGCATCAGGCCATTTAGTCCACCACTGCCGAACTTCTTCCTCTGTAACCCTGCGCTGCTGGTATTGCTCCCAACTGCTCAAGTAAGGCTTTTTGTCTCGATTTACGGGAATGACGTTCCATCCTATTTTTAGGTAACGTAATGCGCTTTTGAGCACAGGTTGTCTCCTCCTTATAATCACCTCTTCTTCATACCGGTACTGTTAATTTTTGGGGGTCTGTGGTTGCTAACAGTTCAACTGCATGTTCTAAGCTTCCTGATTTGTGAAATCCTGACAGATATAGCGAATTGCTATAATGCTTGTATCCTTCATCGGATAACCACAACACTACAGGTTTCCGTAGGTCTACAGCCAACTGGAGCTCTCGCAAGCTGCCGACAGTTGGACGTTCGTTCAAATGTAACAACACAGCATCACTCTGTTCTAGAGCTGCTATGTTAATACGAATTAGTTTTTCAGCTCCTGCTGATCCCCCCACCCAATAAAACGCCGCTGCCGGACTGTACGAACAAATGTTATAGGCTGCAAGAAGCTGCACCGCTTGTTCTCTCCACCGGTACTTATTGTCCGTAGGATCAAGATCTACGGGACCGGCTAGGTAAACAAGGCGAATTCTCTGGTTTGGCATATGTAGGTTTCCTCCTTTCTTTAGCTATTTCGTTAATACACTCTTCGCACAGGTATTTACCGCGTACTTGTCGCTGAGACGGTTTTCCACATAAAAAGCAGCGCTCTTCATCGTCAAGAGCCTGTAATATAACTCTCCCTTTATCTATATAAATACCGACAGCAGTACCGGGCTGTAAGCCCCAGCTTTTTCGTACTTCGCTTGGAATAACAATTCTGCCTAAAGCTCCCATTGGCTTGATTGCAATAAGTTGCATGCTGGATTCACCCCCTTCCCCTCTAGACTGGGCGCAAATAATAGTCGTTCCAGGCAGGGCCACTTCTAACCATGATTACTGGACAGTTGGACCGCTCTTCCATACCTTCGATGAGGTCTTTTATTGTCGTTCCGTTCATTAGGCTTGTGGGCCACCAGTCGGCGAAGGTCAGCACCAAACGGTCTGGACCGCACAGGAATACAGACTTTTCAAAGTCGCTCCAGGACCACAGGAACACTCTTTCTAAGTTGCCGGAATCTGTCTGTCGTTTAACTCTTTCTGGTAAGGTGCGCCCAATGGCTTCTTCCAGTTGTTCCCAGGTTAATTCTATGTTGCCAGTAGGACCGCTATTGCCAGGTACTCGCATCGGCACTGCCCGATAAATAGCGTAAATATGCCGGACATAGCGGGTTGGTATTCCAGATTCTGCCAGTAAGGCGGCTGGAGTGGTATCTTTAGATGTGCAGAATGGGTAACAACCGTGATTAAGAGATAATAAAATTCCTTGAGAGCCCTCCAACATCCCAGTACGGCCCTCCTTAAGCCATTGCCTTAATAGGCGCCAAACTCCTGGACAATAGACGTATGGCTCTAATTCTGGGTAATCTTTTGCTGTCTTAAATGACCCATCCCGTAGCACTTTGTGGGCTACAGCGTGACCGGCCCCCTGGTAAGTTGATCCCCGCCAGGCAGTCTTTTTTCCTGCTTTAACATGCTTTGGTTCAATCACCCCAGCGAGTGGATCGATAAAAATGTGCCCGGACCGGTCACCGTGTAAGGTTGTTAGCTCTTTTACTTCTCGGAAGAAACTTTCCAATTTGATTATATGTCCCGGTCCTAACACAACATCGATGTCAGGGTCCATCCAGGCTGCTACCGGTAGTACTCGAGCAGTGTATTTTTGGCCTTTGGGAGTGACAAAGCGATGTTCGGCACTACTGCTGCCAACTCGCACAGCAAACTTGTAGGGGTCTCCATACACCCCTTCATATTCAACTAACCAAGCACATACTTGTCCTTTCCCTTCATCGCCGTATTGTCCACCAACAACGATGTCAATCATTTTACATTTCCTCCTTATTTACTATTTCATTCCCCCAAGCTTCCCAGCCTGGAAATCTTTCCCTCGCAAATAGTTCCAAATATGGCCCAGGAGATACTAGCTCTGCTAACTGGTGCAATGTCTTTGGTTTTCTACTATGTTGGTATCTTTGTTCTTCCAGTGCTGCAACGTCCTCTAATATTCCAAGCATCCTTTTTTCAGGTTTCGGTGGTCTAGCTTTCCTCTTCACTCCAATTAATATGTCTTCACAACATCCCCTCAACCACATCCCATTGCCCATGGCTATGTGTTTTTTCTTAGTTAGCTTAATCCAAGTGAGTTTTGTTTTATATTGAAACCCCCAGGCTTTGATGACCTTCAATCCCTCCGGTAACTGCGGGTTTGTGCACCATAAGAATAATACTGCGTCATCGGTTGTCATTTCAGATACAGGTAAAGCACAAATCTCTTCTGTCTTCATTAGCGGATAGTGGTTTCTTGAGGCTCCCCGGCCCCCTTGTCTATAATACCACGGCGGATCGGCGACGACGCATCTGAATTTCTTGTTGAACAACTTGTCCACCTCCTATTATATTATGCATTGGTAAAGCCTGTCAAGTCTCTATGCTTTTGTTTCCATGTTGTGAAGAAGGAAATATGCTGCGTGTCGCGCGGCGTCCCGTTCATGGTTGTTATGTAATTTGGACCACCAGCCTAGCCAATGCAACTTATCATTGTCAACAAATTGTTTAGCAAGTCCGGCCATCTGATAAGTAATATTTATATTACTACGTGTGGCCGCTGTTTCTAAAACGCCTAACAATCGAGCTGGGATAACCGGATTGAATCCAGCAGTAGTCATCCAGGGATAGGTTCGAAAATCTTCAACTATCCACAGTTTATATTTTTGCCAAATTTGGACCGGTTTCTTGTTAAACGCTACAGCTTTCACAACTTGCTCGTAGGTTGTAGTGTAAGCTTGCTTCAGTTGACCCCGTTTAATCTCCACAACCCCAATAAAGGCTCCGGGATCTATAGCTACTAGGCTTATTTCTGGAATCTTTAATCTCATTTACACCTTTCCCCCAAATCAGGAACAACTGGCTCTTTGCTTTCATTGGACCATGTGACTGGCTCCATGTGTCCCCAAGAGTAACCAATTTTACTTTCTACCTTAATCGGTACTTCAAAAGGAAAGTCTTCCATGATTTCCTTGATTACTGGTATCCAACAATTCACTTCTTCCTCAGGTATTTCAAATAATATTTCGTCATGAACTTGTAAAATCATGTGTGCTCTTGTCCCTTTAAGCACTTCGTCCAATCGGGTAATAGCTATTCTCATCATTTCAGCTACGCCACCTTGAATTAGGTTGGACATAGCTTTATGAGTTGCATCTTCTTTCCTATAATGTCGTAATCGCCCCGTCCACATCGGCAACTTTTGATCCCTGATAGCGATCCTCTCTGCAATGTTGTAAAGTTTCTTTATTCCAGGAATCATACTATGATATTGGTTTAGATATTTTTCAGCTTCCTTTTTGGTAATTCCTAGATTCTCGGCAAGACCATTTACCCCAATACCGTAAACTATGCTAAAATTAATTCTTTTGGCTTCACTCCTGTCTATCTTTAGCCGCTCTGATGTAGCTTGGTGAATATCCTTGTTTTCCCTAAAGGCATTCAACAAGAGTGGGTCCTTTGTATAATGTGCAAGTAATCTAAGCTCGACTTGGCTCCAATCCCATGACATGAGCACATATCCTGGCGGGGCAACAACCAGCTCTCTCACCTTGTACTGGTCCTTTCCTTTTGGCAACGCCTGCAAATTTGGTTTTGTGCAGGACAGCCGTCCCGATACGGTCCCATGAATGTTTAGGTTGGGATGGATTCTATAATTTTCATCCATTGAATCCAGGAAACTTTGATAATAAGTATTTATAGCTCTATCCCATCCCCTGTATTCTAACAATAAGGGCGCTACCGGATGTTTGGTTTTCTTTAGCGCTTTTCTGTCAGTCTCTTTTTGATTCAATATCTTCCGTAACTGTGGAACACTATTTGGATTGAAATCATGCCCAACTAGTTCAACCATTTTTTGATGGACTTCCTGCCGTTTGGTATCAGCAGATTTCAAATGTTCAGAGCATTTGATCGGATCAATCAAAACGCCTCTGCGTTCCATATCAGTTATAGCTTTGCAGTACTTATTCACCTCCCACCACATGTCTACCAGTCCTTGTTGGATTAACTGATCCTGATAAAATTTAGCCAGTTGCCACGTAAGCACAACGTCTTTTTCAGCATAGGGAGCTACCTTCTCTGGTAACAGGTTGTCCATCTCTTCTTTTTTAAGCTTGTGTTTTTTCAGTAGCTCTATTAGTTCTATCTCTTCTTTTGCCGCGTCTTTGTCAATGTACTTTGAACCCAGCTTTTTCAAAGCAAAGCTCATCTCGTTCTCATTACACAGGTGTGCGCCTAACATGACGTCTACAATCTGGTTGAATACGGAAATTCCCTCTATTTCGGTAAAGTGGATGTCGAATTTTATATTAAAGCCAATGAGTACCCGTTTCGGATCTGCTAGGAATGGCGCTAGGTGATACAATTCGTTAATAGGTAAATTCTTTCCTCTTTTGTGCCTGAATGGTACATAGAAGGACTCTCCATCCGTTTCTCCACTCAAGTCAGGTATCAAAATAGCAATACCAATTAGTCTGTCTCCCAGATAAGGGTTCAGACCTGTAGTTTCTAAGTCATACACCATTACAGGTGGACCTTTATCTATCTTACTCAACATGTTTTTATATTGTTCTTCGCTCTGAATTAGCACAGCTTTTTCTTCTTACCTCCTCATCTTGTTCTTGAGACTCCCAGTTTTGGTTACACACATTTTCAGCACTGACAACAGTCTTACACCTGGGACAGATCCACACTTTTAGCGAGTTATCAGCAGAATACAATAGTTCTCTACACTTCTGACAACGTCTATACTGGGGCATTTAACTTATTCTCCTTTCTTGCTAATCAATGGTAATAGAATCAATGGTGAAGAACGTAATTTGTGTTTAGATATAAACGGGCAAGCCGAGAAGATGTGTTTTCTCGGACTTGCCCACATTAACTAAAATGGAACACTGTTGTCTTTTGCTGCAGCAATAGCTCTCTCGTCTGGAGGATGAACGCGTTCTACCTTGTGGCTTGTCCGGCCGTCGTACTCTTCATGAGTTATTTCTAGAATGCACGGTTTACCTACAATATCAGAGCGTTTAAATCTTGCTATACTGCCTGTCGCCTTAATACCAACAGCTTCCAGTGTTTCGGCAGCTTTCCACCTTGCTTGCGGTAACAAGCTAGTCCAGAAACGGATCTCAATACCTTCAGAGTCTCCGGCGGTGATTAAGAACTGCCAAACATACGTTGGATTCCCTGTTTTACTATAAGTCTTTTCAAAGTCAATGACTTTTGCAGGATGGAAGCCTTCGGAAGCCAGTTTGTAGCCTGAAGTATCTACATCTGTGAAATCTTCTTCAAATACTTCGTCATTCTGCTCGGGAAGTCCCATCGGCTCTTCCCGTCTCTTGTCGTTTTTATTGCTTACACCAGGAATATCCAGATTCTTTGCCATTATTTATCCCTCCCTTTAAGGATTTTGTTTATCATATCAGGGATAGTAGGATTATCTATTACCATCCCCAATTTCCCTCCAGGTGAACGATCCTTGGCTATCCATTTGCCATAAGGTTGGCATAACAGCCTTCTTACTAGTACTTCGTCTCCATTCTCATTCTCCACAGTTGAATTAAACATGTAGGCTACGATATCCATGTACCCCATAACTGCAGTCCTAACTTGGGGCGTCAGCGCCGGATAGACAGTTTCATTCTTTTCTTTGTCCTGAGACAGTCTATCATGGCAAGTAAAGATAACATGCATTGGCAAATCTCTAAATCTCCTAACCCATCTGCGCATTTGCTGCGTGGATTTTCCGTAATCTTCCTGCCATACATCGTCCAGGGATTCTCGTCTTGCTCCTGAACCGCTAACTTTCTTCAACTGCTCTCTGACTATGCTTTCGATGTTTACCAACTGTAGTTCAGAAAGAGAATCAACACAGACAGTCCTGAAAGGGTGATCACCTTTTGCTAGATACCAGAATATGTCCTCCAGGTGATCAAAATCTTCTAAGTCTACTACACTAGGGACATCGGGTAATCCAAGTTCTTCAGCTTCAGAAATACTCAACATACCGCCCTCAATATTAATAAAAAGAACCTCTCTGGTTAACTCATGCAGGTTTGCTGTAGCTGCAAGCGAAGTCTTCCCTACTCCAGGTGGACCATAGATAAGCATTTTAAGCTTATATTCTGTCAATTTAGGCTTATAGATTTTGATTTTAGATTGATTGACTGGTGTTGTCATAAGTTTCCTCCTTTCTCGATAAATCTGATTTTGGCTCAAAGTTCATTTCAATAATGTGTTCTACATCACCCCCTTTCAATTGCTCTAGACAGAGTTCCCTGTAAGGACAACGCCCGCAAGTTATGTGAGATTCGCTTCTGTAAATGTGCTTCTTAACTTTTCGCATATCCCAGATCCTACGTTGTACGTCTTCAGCAAATAATTTTATCTCTGTTTTTGATCTATAGATGTAAAATCGTTTGAAGAACTCAAAGCTTTGCAATTTTTCTTTCATGTCTTCATAATCGGCCGGATTCAGCCCTTGAGCCTCTACGATTGACTTGTAAGTTTTCCAATCAGTGTAAATTCTGGCTTTAGAAACACTGCCATCTTTATTGATGTTGGGAATTGCTGGGAGGCGTGCTAGGAGCTGGTTATAAACTGTGCCAATCACTGGGTAACCGAGGCGGTGAGCAGCGTGTTGATAAACTCCAATTTGTCCATCTAGCTCTACCTGCTCTTCAGTTCTAAATTGTTGAGGAAATTTGTGTTCCAGTAACCATAAATGCCCGTCATCACTCTTTACAATGGCATCCCAGTAGCCAATTAGCTTTAGACTTGTACCTGGTACAGGAATTTCAAATCTATGTTCTACTAAAACCGGCTCCCAGGTGTCTTGATAGTGCTCCAAGTATCGCGGTATGATACCCTTGACCAGCTTTACTATTTCGTCATATTCTTCAATTTCCTCGTCGAACATTGGCCTTTTATTGATTTCTTCTTTGCGCCACTTGTCGATTGCTTGTTTCCAATCTTCGCCTCGCAGTATAGCAGCGATAGCAACATGACCACAAGAACCAATAGAAGGTGCACGCTCTACGCGCTTGGGTACAATACCGACTTCATAAGTCCAATACCACTTTTGACGACACTCACACCACGTTGAAATTTCAGACCAGCTTACAGTGTTCCGCTCCATTCCTTTATTTCTCTCCTTTTACTCTGTAATACTTTCACTATAACCATCGTAACACAACATGACAAAATTTGTCAACTAACTACACCATTTTGACTTTCTTCCGCCTGGCAATGACAGCTTCTACAATGGAGACTTTGCCCTGTAACACATCTTCAACCATCTCGTCTATGGTGTCTCGGGCCAGTATTTCAATGATCTGGATAGGCTGTTTCTGTAGGTGCGGGCGGGTTCGGTCTACAGCTTGTTCATTGATGGCAGGAGTCCAGTGTTTATCTAAGAAGATTACTAAGGACGCTGCTGTCAAGGTAACGCCAGTGCCACCAGTCTGCATAGTAGCTAAAAATACCCGGACTTCTGGATTTGTTTGAAATTGTTTAATTGCATTATTACGTTCATTTTCTGAGGTCTCTCCGGTGAAAGTAACGTAGCCGATGTCTTCTGATTTCAGTCTTTCGGCAACCAGTTTGACAGCTTTGGCAAACTGAGAGAATATCAATACTTTCTGGTTGGTACCGTGTAAGATGTCTATCAAGACATCTATTTTCACTCCCTCCGGTTTGCCCCCTATTAGTCTTGGGGATATAGCTACTTGCTTGCATCTGGTAAGTTTAGCTAGTACACTTGGAGTAATAACCGTAGTGTTTTCATCTATTTGGGTCATGGCTGTTTGTTCAATCTCTTGATAGATACGTCGCTGTTCACCCTCCAGGTTTACCCACACCTTTTGATAGACTTTACGCGGCATATCTGGGAATACCTCTTCTTTCTCTCGGCGTAAAAATATTGGAGCTATTTCCTGGCGCAATTCTTCAGGTTGAGTTGGTTTACCATCTATAACCCATCCAAACCGGCCGGGATAAGCAATGGTGTGTTTTTTAACAAATGTCCAAAAGGACGAATATTGTTTGGGATATAGTATATTTAGCGGAGACCACAGTTCATCGACTCTATTCATAATGGGAGTTCCAGTTAGCAGATAAATGTTTTCGGTCTTAGCAGCCAATTTGCGTACGCCTTCCGTCTGGCTTGCTTTACGATTTTTGATGTTGTGGGCTTCATCTACAATGATCACATCCCACGACATAGCATACAAGTCATCAATGAGATCATGTTCTCGCGGAGTTGGTTTTGATTTATTGCCAACTTTTCGCTTACTTCTGCGTATAGCCTCATAATTAACAATCAGATATCCGGATTTGAAACTACGAATAACTTCTTCTTTCTTCTCACGATTATAGCCCCGCAATACTGTTACTTCACGATCTGGGGTCCACTTTTTAATTTCACCAGCCCAGTTGTCTTTCATTGTATTTGGGCAGATTATTAGAATACGTTTTGCTTGCAGTTCTTCACAGGCAGTGATCGATTGAACGGTCTTTCCCAGTCCCATGTCGTCGGCCAAGATGGCACGTCGAGCTTCTGTTAGAAATTTAACACCTACTCGTTGAAATCCGTAAAGTTTGCTAGCTATTTCAGATTGTAAAGTTGCGTCCTGCTGCCTTTGTAGGTCTAGCAATTCCCTCTGTAACTTCATTTGTAGGTCTCGCCACTTACGCAAGTCCTCTGGAAGCTCTGCTTCAGTAAACTTTTGTTCTATTTGATTGATAACGTCCAAGTCTAGTTTGTACCGCCACCCCTTACGTTCATTGTCCCATCGACAAGAAGGGATGGACTTAGCTCGAGAATTGGACCGATAAGGACAGCAGACTATAATTCCCACCAACTGGCCATTTTTGTATAGTCCTTCGATAGTGACAGTTGGCATTTAGCTCCTCCTTCCTTAATTTTAGTTGGAGGCGGCCTGGCTTTACCGCCTCCAGTTATTTAACCGCTTCGATGGTTAGCGTAATGGATTCTGGGTTGTTTAACTTACGCAGTACCCACTTTCGAACGTAAAGTGTTCCGATGACTGGCGCTTGATCTGCTTCTCGCTCTTGAAAGCGAATCGTATTTTTGGTTTCTTTTTCGCGGTCAAATGTTACCTTAATCATTATTTAGTCCCTCCTTTCTTTACAACATTGATACCAGTCCGGCAAGTAGGACACATACCTGACTTATGCGGTATGATAAGTTTACCACAGCATTTACATGGTACCAATTCGCGACGAGCAACCTCAGGAATATGACTTTTATCAAGTTTTCCAGACTCAACTTTTCTTAGAATAGAGGCTAATTTAGCATCGTGCCCTTGGCGAAATTTGCGACCTTTTCTTGCTAATAAGCCACAGCCGCACAAACAAAACCGCACTTCTTCTGTATCTGTGTTATTTTCTTTTTCTTCAATCCTCTTTCTTACTTCAGCTTTAATTCCCTGCAAGACGTCCCCGGAGACAGCCAAATAACTGTCTCTGCACTCATCGTGTTTCAAAGCATCAGGGACTGTTTCAATAATCGCATCTTCTACAGCCATTTCAATATCTAGGTTCTGGTTATTCATCAAGTATTTTATAGCTCTATTGATGATAGTATTTTGTTCTTTTTTCTTTATTTCAACATTGTTCATTTTCATTCCTCCTCTTTTATAAAGGATTTGGAGCTTGCCGCTCCTCTGTACCCGCTCCTGTGAGCACAGAGTAGCGAATAGCAGACATAGTTACTCCCGGGCCAGTGTTTCTAAGGCAGTAAACAACACAGAATTTAAATGATTATGTGGACTATTAGCCTTTTCTAATATGCGATTCACATTATCCGCAACTATTGTGGTGTCTGTAAACTGATAAGTAAAAGGACTATTTTCGTTTATGATTCTTTTTTTACTTTTACACTGACCTTTTTCGTCGTATATCATCAAGTATTCACCTTGAATTGCGTATAGAATGGATCGAATTGGTCTTCCATCACAATTGTAAAGGTAAAACTTTTTTCATTTACAGCGAATCCTCCTTTTCTGACAACTCCGGTTTTTGTTTGCCGGGATTCGGCTTTGCCCCTCCTTTATTTATTAAAAAAGGTCCGTTTGAGCAGGCTCTTCGGACAGGGCAGTCAGTCCTGCACAACTATACCAATTCCGGCAACACCCCCATCGTGCCACTCGGGGTCGCCCCCACAGCCAGGGGTACCCTCGATCTTTCGATCGAGGAACGCCCCGCAGGAGGGGCAGACATATTTTGGTAAGATTTCACATTGCTCCCACCCGGCGGAGAGTATTTCACTCTCCGTCATTTCTTCTACATCATCCTCGGTATCGAGGATAACAAAAAGCGTTGCGGGGATATGTATCTCCCCTTCATTTTTATATACGATCCACTCCCCCGTGAACTCGACAGAGCGAGGAGATCAAAAATATGACTTCCATAGGTAATTTGTTTTGCTTTCATTTTATTTTACCTCCTATTCTTTTTAAAACTTCTTTTTTGATTTTTGCCGGGATCTGGCTCCCGGCAGGCCTTATTCTTCTTATAAGTATCCCGCGACTACTATTTTTCTCGTGGGATTATAGAAAACAAACCAATCCGCTACCCCTCCCCAGTCGTGGCGCTCGCCAGTGTGCCAGATTTTTGTATCTGGCAACCCGACGAGCTCCTTAATCACTCGCCTTTTTTCCTCCCCCCACCACCACTCATCTATCCTCGGAGTGGCTTGGTCTAGATGGAAGGGATGAAATGCATATGATTCTTTTACCTCCTTTAGAATTTTTTGTATTTCTTTTTCTTCCCTATAT